CGGAACCAACTCCCTCCCTGCTTTCATTCAGCTGCACGGAAGCACCGCCACGCCTCGTCTCTCAACATCCTCTGCTGTTCAGTGCTGCGGGTCAGGATGCGATCTGGCTGTTCAAGTAGCGGCAGCGGGATACTCATGGTACAATTCTCCCTGTGGTCGGCCCCCCTGCACGAATGCCAACAAATGGTATTATATGGATTTCTCGGGGACAGCGGTTGGAACAACGGAACAAACGGGTATATGGGAAGCAACCTTCTACAATTCCGGAGGATCCCAGATCGGTGCCAACATGATCAATCTCGGGTCGGGGTCCGTGTTTTTCATGTCCTATACCGTTATCATTCCGTCTCCCACACCAACCCCCTCTCTCACAAAATCTCCGGTGTCGCCAAGTTTGACGGCTTCGGAGACTGCATCTACCTCTATCTCTAGAAGTGTCTCAGGGAGTCCGTCCGTGGATCCAACGGATTCTCGGTCCGTAAGCGCGAGTCGGAGCGTATCCTCCAGCGAAAGCGGGAGTCGGAGCACATCTCGCAGTCCCTCGGCTGATGCAACTGATTCACGAACGTCTTCCAGGAGTAGGAGTGCTTCTCGAGCTCCTTCGGTAACCGTATCTCCGTCCCGCCCTGAGTCCCAGTCTGTGTCTGTATCTTGGGGCTCCAGCTCTAGTATATCTGAAACTACATCGTCTAGTCCCAGTGTAACACTAGCAGAATCTCAAAGTACCACTGTATCTTCAAGTCCCAGTTCCAGTGTTTCACCAACCACCGATGTATCTTCCGTGTCCATATCTGCTAGTAATTCCATGACCATATCTTCAATTGCCGCAGTGTCAGGGTCTGGATCTTCCAGCTTAAGCCAGAGCCAAAGCCTTTCTCTTTCACCAACGGCTGCTTCTACCCCTTCTATCAGCGCTACAGCTTCAGATTCACCTTCACCTTCCCTAACGACTGCCATAACTGCTTCTCTCACAGCATCTGAGTCCATCTCTTTATCTCCCACACCATCGGCAACGTTCAGTTCTTCTGTTTTTCCAACACAGACGTCTAGTTTGAGTACAAGTGAATCTACGACAGCCGGGGTATCTCAAAGCGTGACATCCTCAGTATCTCAAAGCATGAGTTCTAGCGTGACGGGAGCTGTGTCGCAGAGCGTGACGGGAGCTGTGTCGCAGAGCGTGAGTTCTAGCGTGACGGGAGCTGTGTCGCAGAGTTTGGCAGCGACATTCTCGTCTGTCTCCAGCTCCAGCTCCAGCCTATCCGGTAGCTCCAGCTCCAGCTCCAGCCTATCCGGATCTCCAAGCTTGAGTGTCAGCGTCTCTATCAGTTCATCGGGTATCCCTCAAAGTTTCCAGCAGGTGAATAATATAAGCACAGCAATGTCGGCCACCTCCACTCCGCAGTTTTATACAACTGCATTCCCAACAACAACCCCAACATACAGCCCTACCCAGAACGCCACACTTCCTATCATCGTGGTTGATGGTCAGGCTACAAACATGACCACCACAAACGCGCTCCTTGGAACTACGCTGGCTCTCATTATCGTCGCAGTCGCGCTGGCTGCTGGACGGTACCTCCCCGCCGGATGGGCACAACGGTTTCGTCGTATGATTCCTCAATCCACAATTGATAAGTTCAAGCGCGATCCCCTCGGATCCGTCACCGAGATGGTCAATGATCCCAAGAGCATTCTTAAGAGTCTCAAGATCCCTGATAGTGTGATGGAGATGGTTCCTCCAGGCATCAAGGATACGTTCCTTCCTACAACAGAAGCTGTAGGTGTAGAACCTGCGGTTACACCAGAGCCCGAGCCCCAGCCCGAGCCCAAGGTTGAACCTGAAGGGGAGCCAGACACGAAACGCAGGGTTGAGCCTAAACCAGAACCGCAACCGCAACCGCAACCGGAGCGCAAGTCGGGGCCAGAGCCCGAACTGAAGCAGGAGCGCGTTCGCGAACCCTCTCCAGTGCCGTCCAAGAAAGTCGTGTTTGAACCCGAAGCAACTAACGATGTTGTAGACGTCCCTGTACTCCCGCGCACCGAAAGCCACGAGGTCGTGGATCTCGGAGGAGTTATCGTTCAGGAGCAGAAAGATGAAATCCGCAATCCCGTCACCCTGCAGATCAGTGCCGACGACCTTGCAGAGATTCAGTCTATGCTGGCGGAAAAGAAGAAGGCACACGCTGTGGTCTAACTAAAAAAACGCCTCGCTTCGTGAGAAAGCAGAATAAACCGAAAACGCAAAATTATCAGGGGCTTTCACATTCTGCTGGAAAATCGCCATGAGAATTCCAGCCACATCTGTGCTCAGATGTGTAAGACTTGGGTATGTGTGCAAAACGTTCCTGATATTTTTGATCCAGAGGAGATGCTTCAGGCGAGGAGGGGTTGGTTTCATGGCCGCTGCCAACCGCATATCTTCCATGAGGGCACTGACAAACAGGGCTAACTGCGAATAACTGAACGAAATGAAGTTTTCATGATGAACGTCAAAGCCACACTCGCGAATCAACTGAGCAATACGCAGCCATCGTCCATCCCTCCGCTCTGTAGCAGTCATAGGTCCCGGCTGTCCTTCATGATACATTGGCCTCCCCGAAAGTCTTCGCCACTCACAAAGTTTCCTAAACCTCCGGAGATCGTCTACAGGGATTGGCGTACGCGTCCATGGATTCTGGATCTCCAATTCCTTCTGCGCCCACTGAATCATTGTGCGCTGATCGAACCAAAACACCTTCCCCGACTCCATGATAGAAAAGTAATCAAACGGATGAACTTCCGTCTTGGAATCGAGAGTGCTTACATCGTCGTCATTGTTGCAGAGAGATCTCCGTAGAACCCCGGGTCCTGCCAGTTTCAGGGGGATGCGTACGCTATACCCTCTCCACAATGCTTGGAATCTCCGAACACACAAGAGTGCCCCCGGAAACTGAGTGATCCACATGCGTGTATGACGGGTCTTTAGGTGTCGTCTGCAGCACGAAAACCCTGAGACGGAGCGTATGCCACACCGTTCCCATGATTGTTGATTCTTACATGCAAAACACTGCATTCCACTTATCTATTACTTTCATTGATGGTTTAAATACGCGTCCGCACTTGAAACGATTCCGTGAGACAAAAACGGATCGCCCGTCAGCCAAGGTAGTCTAACAGCACAACCCAACACATACAACATGGCAGCACCCGCAGTCGTCAGCGTTTCTAAGATCTCCGCGTCCGATATTCAGTTCTCTGAGCCCAAGATCAACAAGCAGGGAGGCAAGTCAATCGCATTCAAGTACCGTAGCCAAAATGTCCAGTTCCGTTTCCCTCTCCTCGGCTTCCCTGGTGGTGTGCTGATGAAGGAGAACGAGAACAAGGATGGGAGTACCTCAACCTCTTACACGATGTCCGCTTCGCTCCAGGGCTGCGATCCGTACGGTCGCGAGCCTGCAACGGGCACGGACGAGGTGTCCAAGTCCTACAACTTCCTCCGCGACTTCCAGGAGTCGGTCATTCAGGCCGCGGTCGCGAACTCGGCTGCATGGTTCGGCAAGAAGCGCGGCGAGGAGTCCATCCGCGACTCATTCAACAAGTTCCTGAGCGTCTCGGTCGATAAGACCAACGACGGCTGGGTCCCGAACGGCAAGTACCCGCCGTCGCTCCGCTTCAAGCTGCCCGTCTATGACGGCAAGGTCAGCATGGACGTGATCGACTCGGAGGACAACACGATTGCTCTGGCGCCGACGGAGCTCCAGGGTGCTCTGCCGAAGGGCAGCCAGGCGAAGATCATCGCGCAGGGCAGCATCTACATCATCGGCCAGGGCTTCGGTCTGACGTGGCGTCCGTCCATGATGCAGGTGTTCAAGCGCCAGCGCAAGACGGCGCGCGAGTACTTCAAGGAGGATCAGGAGGACGGCGAGGAGGTCGTTCCGGTTCCTTCGGGCGGTGCCAAGGCCGCGTTCGCCGAGGAGGAGGAGGCTGAGGAGGAGACGGTTGAGGATGAGGCTCCCGCGCCTACGCCTACGGCTTCGCTGCCGGTCGTAGAGGCGCCGTCGTCAGCCGCCAAGAAGCCGGCGGTGCGTCGCAAGGTTGCGTAAGCACGCGTATCGGAGGGAGGGATATAGATAACGCCATCATCATCAACAAAAATCGTTGAGAAGACATCAAACTTCGGTGTCTTTTTCACTTGCGTACATCCTGGATGACCTCCTCCGCCACATCGCACACAGAGATGGTCGGCGGAAGTATATCCTTTGACGACATCTGCGGGAGTCACAACGGTGAGAGACGTCCGTGCTTTGATGTCGCGGACAGTGTCCCAGCCATGTTTCATGCAGTCTTCGTAGGCCGCTTCGGACATGATGTTCCAGAGAGTCTTGTCTGCACTCTCCCACTCCTCCTGCAGAAGGGTTGCCCACACATTCTCGTGGAACCAGTAGCACGTGTAATCCTCCTCGGTGGTATGCTCAACCAGTCCTACACGCTTGTAATCGTCATATAGCCAATACACCTGCAGTTCGCTGGTAGAAAAGGTCGGATCTAGATTGCCACGAAATACGGAACGACCGTCGTATTCATATTCAGAGACATCGGAGCCCAGATCAAATTCGGTAATATCTTCATCAACAGGGTATAGAGTGCCACTGGCTGAAAGCATTACTGAGTAGAAATAAGATATGCAGCCAAATAACCCGCACCCACTTCCAGCAGTTTTATAGCTGTGTGCTCAAGGGAGTTTCCGGGACGTATTTCCCCTTGAAATCCAAAGAAGCGAACCCCGAGAACATATTGTAGAACGTGGTAAGCTACAATAGGAACCAGCAGAATAGGGTAGAGGTAGGCTAGAGCACCCGATAGAACGTGGAGAACCACGTAGATCGGATCCTTGTACCAGATCTTCATCATTATGTAAAGCTCACAACAATCTTGACGTCATGTTTCTTCAGCGACTTGGTGGCAGAATGCGACAGCTCGTGGCGCTTCTTCCGTGTGTGCTCCGTCTCCTTTTTTGCATCTCCGGTCGTCGTCATACGCGTCTCCATATCGGCATGGATATCGTCGCGATGGGTGAAAAGGTAATCAATAATACCGTCCTCAATCGCCCACGCAAAGAAGTTCAGCTGGCCGACGGTGGTGGAGATGCCACGGAAGTCCAGGCGCTGCCACCGGCAGAAGGGGTCGAACATCTTCTTGCTGTAAGCTTTTAGATGGGACTTGTACGCCAGATACACAATGACGTGGCGATCGTTGTGCATGTAGGACACATTATTCTTCTTGGCATAATTGGTAACAAACCAGTCCAGGATACGTAGAGAGACGTTGGACTTACCACCCAGGATGTTCTGTAGGAGTTCTGTGCGTTCTGGGGTATAGAAGGATTCAAGACGATGAAGGACCCAACCCTCCTGCGTAGAGATTTCGGTTGTAGTTGTCATTATCTAAACGGACCTCCTTTTCTGTAAGGGCTTTCGTGATAAAACGGACTAACTTTAACGGAACTAGCCTAATAGAACAATGGAAGTGTTTGAGCTGCCCTTAGATGCCTGTACGCACCTCACACACCGAATCAAGGCCATTTGCCGGGATCGTGGATATCACTACAAGAACTATAAAGCACAGGTACATCGACTTCTGGCGACCGACTTGGGTAAAGTGTGGGCCCGCCGCCGTTCAATTCACCGGGTTCTACGAGACTACGGAAAGGCCGATCAGCGGACGGATGCCTGGCACGCCAAGCGGTCTGAAATGATCACTGCATCCGAGGTGACGAAAGCATTTGCTGCTGCGACTCCTTCTGGAAAGCGCGAGCTTCTTCTCCGAAAGTTGGAGGGACCAAAAGTAGAGGGCGGTGGTCCTATTGGGGCCTGTCTTTGGGGTACTCAGTTTGAGCCGCTGGCCAAGAAGATTTATGGGGATATGCAGGGTGGAGCCGAGATTGTCGATACCTCCTGCGTACAGCACCCGGTCCATAGGTTCCTAGGAGCATCACCCGACGGGATTGTTTTGACCAAGGATCCCCTTGATTATCGATGGGGAAAGCTGGTAGAGTTCAAGTGTCCCATTAGTCGTCCTTTCACCCAGAACAGTCCGATCCCTGACGCCTACTACCACCAAATGCAAATGCAAATGGAGTGCTGCAACGTGGATGAGTGCGATTACGTGGAGATGCAGTTCAAGACAGTACCAAAGTCGGTATGGAACGACTCAGAGTCGCCTTACAAGGGTGTGATGGCGGTCTATGACAATGGGACCATCGAGCATATGGACGACGAGGCGGACTTCGTAAGCTGGAAGAGTTCTCTTGCAGGCGACGAGTTCAGGGTGATGTTCTGGATTCTCAACAATATCCGTATCGAGAATGTTCCGCGCGATCCTCTGTGGATGAAGACACATCTAGACGAACTAAAAGCGTTCTGGGCGATCGTGGAAGAGTGCCGGAAAGACCCTACCAAAATAGACCAGTATGCCCCTCCCACTGCCCCACGCGATGGCCCGTCGGCGACCCCCGAGGTGGCTCACGAGCGTCCGGCGCCCGCAGATGGTTCGTCTGCTGCGCGTACGACGACCCTGCGCCTGCAGTTGTCCGATTATACTGAGACCGATCAATGAACTCTGGGACTCCAAAGTGCTCTGTTCCACGTGACGCAAACAGAACGCCAGCAACCACAAGGGCGGCAATTGCGACCATCAAGATGCTGCTGTTTTTCATATTATTTAAAACGGATGAAAAGAAAGATACATAAGAATAACATCATACACAATGGAGACCCTTAAACTCATGCTGTCTCAGCGCGGTGTCCCCGTAACGAACGTCGAGACGCTCACGGTGGAATTCCCAGGGACGGTGACCAAGATTGGCGATGTCATCGTCTTCAAGAGCACTCGCCAGCGTATCAGTGAGAAGGATGTCCTGACTCTGGTAGGTCTAACGCAGGAGCACGGGGGAAAGACGGGTATTGTGATCGTTCCTATCCCTCCATCTGAGACGATCCTCTACGCCGTATCGCAGCAGAGCCACATTCTGCAGATCTTCCACGAGAGCCAGCTGATTGATATTTCTCGGCACAGGGCTGTCCCTCCTCACCGGATCCTGACGCAGGATGAAGTGAAGGCGTTCCTAGCCAAGTATAACATCTCTACGGACAAGATTGTTGCAGCCATGCAGAAGGATCACATTCAGTTGGATGCGGAGACGTCAGTTCTGCAGCAGATTGCGATGAAGTACAAGGAGTATTTCCCGATGCCCCAGATTTGGTCGCAGGATGCTATGGCGCGCTGGGTGGGTGCTAAGCCGGGCGATATCGTGGAGATCCTCCGGAAGAGCATGACCGCTGGCGGTACGCCTTACTACCGATTTTGTGTAGCCAGTGTATAATAATGGAGCAGTTCAATAAGCTTCTCGAAGAATACAAGGGCAATTACATTCAATTTTTAGCTACCGGAAGTGCTGAATACCAACGTGCCTACAAGAAGGCTCAGGATTTCATAGAGAAAGCTCTCTCACAGAAACGCGGTATTGTGGAAAAGGAGGCAGAGAACATGCAGTATTTTAGTCAGTCGTTTAAGGAGGACAATAG